GCACTGGTCCACTTGTCCGCGTCGGCGTAGACCGTGTCGGCCCAGAAGGCGTGCTCGAAGCTGGAGCCGTAAGCTCCGACGTTGTTGACCTGGGCGACGCCTCCGGCGCCCCTCAGGTAGCCGGATTGGCCGGCGCTTTCATCCTCGACGATTTCTACCAGGCTCATGATTCGATCTCCGTCACCAGCACCCGCAGGACGTCCTGGCCGCGCTCGGCCACGGAGTCCACCAGGTAGGTGTGTCCAACGCTGTGGATGCGGTCGCCCCGGGCGGGGTCCGGCACGTCGGCTGCGATCAGGTCTGCGGTGATCTGGATCTGGGCCAACGTCGTGCTCATACCGGGCAGCAATGGCGTCGCCCGCCGCAGCACAACCGCATAGGTGCTCGTGACTCCTTGCGCCGTGACGTAGGTAGCCGGAGCGCCGAGAGAGCGGATAAGGACCTCGGCGCGCGCCGCCATTCGAGTAGCGAACGACACGCCGAGGCCCTCGTGCGGTTACAGGCCCGCGGTCGGGGAGGCGCAGCCGAACAGCTTGATCGTGCCGGTCGTGGCCGCAGTGGTCGCCGCCACCCAGCCCGTACCGATGATCTTGCCGCTCGTAAGAACCCCCGTCAGGGCGTTGACCCCGCCGGTTACGATGTAACCAACGCGCCCGCCCTGGGCCCAGTTGGTGGTGGCCGCCGCCTTCTTGGTCAGCGTGAACACGCCCTCGGTCGCGCAGGCGATGGTGCCGCTGCCGGCGGCCTTGGTCTCAAGCGCTACCGCGGGCATGCTGCCGATCACCAGCAAGGTCCCCGCGGCAATCGCGGTGGTGGTGGTGTAGTTGATGGTCGTCCCATCCTGTACCAGTCGAGTGGTCATCTCAGCGCTCTCCGATTACTGGCCGTCGTTGAAGTACAGGGTCCGGTAGTCAAGCGGCTCTGCAGCCGCATCGATCCGCACCTTGTACGTCACGCCGTCGGTCGTGTAGCCCTCTTGCTCCTCCAGGTACGGGGCCGTCTCGCCGTTCAGCGTGGCGACGATCACCGTGTCCCACATGTTCTGGTCGGCCGCCAGGAACCAGCCCTTGCCGGCGTGCGTGGTCCAAGCGGTGTCATCGAGGCGCGCATCGGCGACGACAACCAAGCGCCCTGAGAACGGATTGGGCGTCAGCGTGCCGGCCGTGCCGGCGGGGTCGTAGGTCGCGGCGATCAGGGTCCGTGCGGTGTTCTCCAGGGCCTTCGGCACGATCAGGTAGCGGGGCGAGATGTTGAGGGGCGCCGCACCACTCGGGTCGGTCTGGATCCCCATCGCCACAAAGCCGGCGTTCAGCGTGGTGACGCTCGGCGCCGCTCCGCTGGTGACGTAGTTGGCGTGGCCGCTGGCAAACAGAGCGGTGGAGTCCTGGTCCAGCGTGGACGAGGTGCCGTTCTTCAGCACGTCGTAGGACAGGTCGCCGATCATCCGGCTGGCCGCGCGGCCCATCTTGCGCGGGATCGTGGTGAATGAGTTGGTGTCGTCGTTGATGATGGCCTGACGGCTGATCGTGAACAGCCGGCCGTAGGTCTTCAGCTGGACGTTTTCGGAGATGTCACTGAACGTGCCGTGGGTGTACTCGGCCTGCTCGGGGATCTCAGCGAGGTCCGAGAAGTTCGACAGGCCGACCATCTTGGCTTGCTTGAAGTCCGGCAACGAGACCACGCGGGTCCAGGTAGACCAGGTCTCGGGCGCCTCCTCCCAGCCGCGGTAGACGGCCTTGGTCGCGACGTTGGCGAGGATGTCACCGAAATCGCTGGTGCCGTGGCCGCCGGCCCGCTTCAGGACCGCGCCAGCCAGGCCGCGCTTGTCGAGCCCGTGCAGCTGCGCGCCGCGGGACTCCATCACCGCACGCCCGAGCTCGGCCAAGCTGTAGCCGCCGAAGCCGAACTCGCGCATCTTCGCCCGCTCCTCGGGCGTCGCCAACTGGCCGCGCACCAGCAGCGCCAGGGTCACCCCCTCGCGCACGCTGTCGGCCTGGTCGCGCCGCAGCTCGACCCGGGCCCGCCCGGCGGTGTCTTTGGTCTCGGTGACCTGCGCCTGCAGGGCACGGTCGTCAATGCTGCGGTGGTCGGTGGCCGGCTCGCTGGTCTCGGCCAGCAGGTCCAGGATCGCCGCGTTGGCGCGGTCCAGGCTCCAGCCGCCGGCGATGGCCTCGTCGCGCAGGGCGTCGAACTGGCTTGACCGCGGGACGCTGCGGCGGGTGAACGCCTGGTGGATGTCGGCGATGCGCTTGCGCTCCAGCCGGGCGCCTTCCTCCTGGCCGACGCGCTTGCCTTTCTCGTGTACACGCACGAGGTCCACGACGGCTCCGCCGCCGGGCTCGTTGACGGTGGTGCCGTCGGGAACGTCAGACATGGTGAGATCCTCACTTCGATTGACGCCGACAGTCGCGTCGGCGGGGACGGAGACGATCGACGCCTCCAGTAACGACCAGCCCGTTACCCGGACCAGGTCGGATCCTTTGGTCTCGACCCACTTCTGGATCGAGTACCCGATGGACACGCCACGCAGCCAGCCTTCGCGCACCATCTCCCAAGTGCTGCGGGCGGTCTCGGTCTTGTCGTGGAACACCAGATCGGCCTTCAGGCGCTTGTCCTCGATCCGCACGTTGCGGACCACGCCGATCGGGGCGCTGCTGTCATGATTGAAAAGCAGCGACAGGGTGGCGGCGCGGGACAGGTCCACTGACGATTTCTCGTGCACCAGCACCTCGCGCCCGAACCAGCGGTCATATGGCTCCTCGCTCGACAGCGAGGCGGCAACCGAGCGCTGCTGCTCGGTGAGGTTGTCGAGGTCGATCTCCGCCCGGCGCTCCAGGCGCGCCTTGCGAATGTCGCGGTTGCGAGTGCTGGTCATGCGGCATCCTCCTGTTCACGACCGCTGTCGTCCTCGGGGTCCTCCGCCGGCGCCGGTGCTGACGACTGCGCCGCAGGCCGAAACGGATCCGCCTCGCGCTGACGGTCAACGGCGCGCGGGTCCCCGCCCAGGTCGCGGATGACCTGCTGGCGAGACTTGAAGCCCGCAGCCACGGCGGCCGAGGCGGCCTCGATTTCTTTCAGCGGGTCGATCCACGGCAGAGCCGGGGCGCGCAGCTCGGGCCGGTACACGCTCATCGGCTTGGCGTTGGCCGGCACACGCACGAAACCGCCCAGGATGGCGGCGTCAACAAACCGCTGCCAGACGGGAAGATAGAACTGCGCCGCCAGGTAGGCGAAGAGCGTGCGGTAGTGGACGCTGCCCTCGACCAATTCCTGACGCTGCGCCGAGTAGGTGCCGTCGTAGGAGCGGGCGATCGCGCTGTAGCGGGTGTGCGTGCCAGAGGCCACCGCCTTGAGCTGGCTCGCGCGGAACGCGGCGAGGCCGGTGTTCGGGCGCTCGCTGGCGATGGTGCCAACGTCCTCGCCCGGCAGCAGGTTGTCGAAGATCATCCCCGGCGACATCTCCATCTCGCGCTTGGCCGTGGTGGCGTTGACGTCCACCGCGTAGTCGGGCGAGCGCTTGATGTAGGCGGTGAAGGCCGCGGCAACCCGGGCGGCGATGCGCTCGCTCTCCTCGTAGTCGCGGATGTCGTCCAGCCGGGTCAGCACGCTGTGGAACACGCTGACGCCGCGGGTTTGATGCAGCCGGCGCGCCAGCTTCAGGTGCGCCATCCGCTCGGCCGGGATGAACTTGGTCTCCGGGTACGCGCCGACACGCAGCACGCCGAACGAATCCCCGGGGTGCGACTTGTAGACGTAGTAGCCGACAGGGGCGCCCCAGGCGTCTTTGACGATGCCCTGGCGAGCGTTGTTTTGCTCGTAGTCGTAGGGGACGAAGTCTGGCTCCAGCGCCTCCAGGGCGTATCGTAGGCCCGTTGGGTAGGGGGCAAGGTCCTTGAAGACATGCTGCACGAACACCTCGCCGTCGCGCAGCCAGGTGCGGCAGATCATCCGCTCCAGCTCGGGGCCGGACAGCTCCTGCGTCACCTCAGGCCGGTGCCACCATTCCGCCCACAGGTCGCGGAGCGCGTCGTTGACGCTCTCGATGGGCGTGCCGTCCATCCGCACGACAGAGGGCTCCACGCCGACGCCGCTGCCGACAACGTTGGCGACCAGGTCGTCAAGAACGCCGACTGCGAGGTCGTGGTTCTCGTCCAGGTAGCGCGCGAACTGCCGCAGCTTCGGCCCGGCCGCGTAGACGGCAGCATCGGCCGACGCGCCAGAGCCCCGGGTCGGCCGCCAGGCCGAGGACTGCGCGGCCTCGTACAGGCGTTGCAGCTGCTGGCGAGCGAGCTCGCGCTTGGCCGCCCAGCGCGGGAACAGGCGAGAGAGGAGGCTCAGCTCCACTTCGGCGTGAGGATCCCGAGCGCGACGCCGCTATCGGCGCCGGCCTGCGCCTTTTGCGTCAGGGCATCAACGACCCGCTGCCAACGTGCCATCTCACCGGCGAGGACGTCGAGTTTCTGGTGAGTGACGGTGAGGTCGCCGACGCCCTCGGAGTAGGCCCCGAGAGCGTCGTCGTAAGCCGCCGTTGCGGCGGCGAGCTTGGCTGCGGCTGTCGAGAGGTCCATCGACAGCATGGAAGCAGCGAAACTGCGGAAGTCAAGTCGTCCGTTCGGACCAGTAGCTGGCCTGGCCACCGCGGCGCCCGGCCTCCTCCCGCGACACCAGGCCTGTCGCCAGCGCCCGGGCCAGCGGCAGGCCGCGGGCGAGCCTCGAGGCGAGCGTTTGCGGCCGCAGGCCCGCAGTGGTCGCCCACACGGTGAGCGTCTGGGTCTTGCCGCTCAGCGTGATCCAGCGCTGACGGCCCATGATCAGCCCACCAGGAGCGGGTGGCGCCCAGGCTGGCGACGGTAGCCGTAGAACCAGGGCTGACGGTTGGCGTTGAGCAGTGTCGTGGTCTGCGGGACCGCCACCGCCATTCCGCGCTCGCGGCAGACGCCGACCCAGTATTCGGCGTTGGCGCGGTCCGGCTCGCGGGCCGGGTTGCCGTCGTAGTGGTAGTCGCAACCCCACATGGTCAGCTCGCGCACGCCCAGCCAGCATGCGTAGGCCAGGATGTAGGCCACCGAGTTGTGGTAGTAGTCGTGAGCCGGCCCGAAGTGCGCGCGGACAGGTTCTAACGGGTAGGCGTGGACGTGCGCCGGCCAGCCGTCGAGATCGTCAGAGGTAATGATCGGCCGGTTGTGGCGGCGCAGATTTTCGCCGTAGCGCGGCCAGCGCGCCTCCTCCCCGCCGACGTGGTCCATCACCCATAGCAGGTCGTGGGCGAGCGCCAGGCCGCCACGGTTGATAACCCAGGTCTCGTCACGGCCGTGGACGGTGTCGGGCGTGTTGTGCCCCAGACACTCGGCGATGTAGTCCTGGTGAGTGACCCCGTTGCCTACCAGGGTCACTCGGGTCGGGATCTGTCCGGTCGGGTGTTGCCAGCTCATGGGGTAGTCTCCAGCTTGCGGGAATAGTCGCCGCACCATTCGTCGGCGCGGGTCTGCGGCCAGCGCTCGGTGCGGTGAGCGAGCACCGACGGCGCATGGCGCCGGCACTCGCCCCCGATCGGCCTGCCAATCCAGTACCTGCACTGCTCACACGCGGGTTGCTCTGTCGTTTGTGCTCTCGCCATGATTACCTCCTCTTGATCCAACCGCCCTTAGGTTTGTGGACAAACCGATCCGCTTGCTGCGCATCACTGCGTGCGGGATCGGCGATGGTCTTCGGCGCTTGCGTGACCGCCGACGGAACACCTCGCGGCGCAACGACGTGGAGCGCGGCCAGCGCATAAACCATGCAGTCGAGCGCCTCGTTGCGCGGGCGCTGCTTCACCCATTCGATACGCATTTGGCCCTTGACGACGCGGCGCACGGCCTTCTCTGCAGTAAGCTGGGCAAACCATTCTGCATCGAGGTCGCCGGCAAAATGGATGTATCCAGGGCCAGGCTCATGAACCTTGAGCCGACCCATCAACAGCGGCTTGACGGTGTCGACGCCTACCGTGAACAGGCGCACCTGCTCGCGACCTACCTTGTTGCCCTTTGACACGATAGGGCGACCCGCGCCCGGGAGCCCCTTGACCGCGTAGACCCTCCTGGACGCCCGCTGCCGAGCAAACGCATAGACCTGGCTGGTATGGTGGCCGCCAGAATCGATCGCAGCGCAAGCGATAGCATGGACGCCGTAGCGGCCCTGCAGAGCCGCATCCAGGTCTCGCCAGACAAGCGCCTCTGTCGGCGACCCCCACAGAACCAAGTGGCCGAGCACCCATAACTCCTCGCCAGCCGCGCCGAGGAGCGTCATCTCCAAGCGGTCGGCCTGCACGTCGA